GGCGAGTACATCTGGGATGGACATGCCCAGGTGCTCTACAGCGGCGCCAGCACCAGCAACGTCGTGGACAAGCAGAAAGCGATCGTCGCTGACGTCTGGAAATGGTGGCAGTGGATGATCGCGCACAAGGGTTCGATCCATTACGCGCAGACTCGACCGATGGGACAGCTAGCGGCGAAGCACGAGCCTCCGTTGCTGCCGTACTACGAAGACTGCTCATCGACATTCATCTACTGCGCGTTCCTCGGTGGTGCGAAGTCGCCCGACATCGCCTACGGTTTCAGCGGCTACGGCAATACGGACTCCCTCATCCGCTGCGGCATCCCGATCTCGGAGTCGCAGATCCCACAGTACATGCTAACGCACTATCTGGGCGTCATCTACGGCAGCAGCGTCTGGAGCACGCATCACATCTCGGCCATCAAGTCTCCGACGCAGGTGGCCTCGATGGGCAGCGAACAGGCCCCCGAGTGGTGGAGCTCAATTCATCGTGGCCCGGGAGCGATCGCAGGGATTCGAGCCTACTCAGTCTTGTGATGCGATGCCCTTGCTCGAACCAGCCGAGTACCAGGTCTTGTTCTTGACTGCAAACGGACACACAGCCAAGGAAATCGGTCGAGCAACCGGCTGGCCGGAGGACACCGTCAAGAGTCTGCTTCGATCGGCGAGACGTAAGCTCGGAGCGAAGAACACAGTCAACGCCATCTGGATCGCACTTCAGAAAGGGCTGTTGTAATGTCGTACTCGATACCAACGAAGCTCGGAGATCGGATCGGCCCGCCGCCGACCGATCCTCTTGGTGTAGTCCTTCAGGGCACGCTGAGTCCTTCGGGGATGGCGCCGTGGACGCAGTGGTACGACACGTCCGAGTACGTTCCAGAGCTGAAGTGGCCCATGTCGATCGGCGTCTACAACCAGATGCGAACGGACGCACAGTTGTCGGCCCTGTACAAGGGCACGACCCTTCCCATCCGTCGTTGGGACTGGTTTATTGTCCCGAACGGGGCCGACGAATCTATGGTGCGTGAACTTCAGAAGGATCTCAACCTGCCTGTGGAAGGTGAGAAACTTCTGGAACAGCCTCTGCGCGGTCGCTCCAAGAATCGCTTCATCTTCATGGAGCATCAGCGCCTGGCAATGCGGGCGCTTCTGTTCGGTTTCGCCTACTTCGAGCAGCTAGGTACGATCTCCCCCACCGATGGTCTGCCCGATGGGCGGTGGCAACTCCGAAAGCTGGCGGAGCGCCCGCAGAAGACTATTGATCAGTTCCTCGTCTCGGACGACGGTGGCTTGATCTCGATCCGGCAGAACATTCGCCGCCTCGATCTGACTGGTGGTGGTTATCTCCAGGCACCGGAGATCCCAATTGATCGCCTCGTCGGCTACGTCTGGGAGCAGGAAGACGGCTCGTGGGTAGGTCGCAGCATGTTGCGCGACTGCTACAAGAACTGGGTCGTGAAGGATCGTCTGATCAGGATCGACGCTATCAACCACGAGCGTGCCGGCGGCGTGCCGTACGTGACTGCGCAGCCGGGAGCGACGACAGGCGAGATCGAGCAGCTCCACAATATGGCGCGCGACTTCAAGATCGGCGAGGCGGCAGGTGGAGCCGTTCCGTTCGGAGCTGCGCTGAACATCGCTCGCGCTGGCAATACGAACGTAGTGGAGTCGATCAAGTATCACGACGAGTCGATGGCGCGTAACTGGCTGCTGATGATGATGCAGCTCGGAATGACCACAAGCGGGTCGCGCGCGCTCGGCCGGACGTTCCATGACTTCTTTGCTCAAGGTCAAGACTCGATCGCGCAGTGGTTCACGAGCGTGTTCAACTGCCACGTGGTCGAGGATTGGGTGGATTGGAACTACGGCGAAGATGTCGAGCAGGTTCCGCTGCTCGGCTTCAAACCGGACATCGACCTGGCTCTGTCGGAGATCTCCGGTCTGATCACGGCTGGAGCGATCGTGGTAGACAGGGATCTGGAGGATGCCTTGCGTAGAGAGACGGGCCTGCCTCCGAAAGCTGCGGGTGCTCCTGACCCGGTTCCAGCATCAGAACTTACTCCTCCTCCTGGTAGTGGTGGATTTGGTTCGGGATCGGGTCAGGATGCCCCGGGAAGTGGCACAAAGCCAGAAGGTGGGCAGGGTCAATGAGGGCGGTTCACTCGGTCGGGGGCGCTCCCTCCCGGCTGCTCTCAGCGACTCTGCCCATTAGTCCCAGCAACCCGAAGGAGGTTTGATGGCTGGGAAGATCGAAGGAGCAACGGGCAACATGGCGGGAGTGAAGGGCAACTCCCAGAGGATTCCTACCGCTAGGTGGGAGACCAATAGCCCAGAGACGGGTGGCCCGCCCGAGACGAAGGGGCGCGAGGGCGCCATGCTTCATGCGGAGCTGCAGAAGTCCAAAGGCACGGGACTGAAGGTTCCGTAGATGACCTGGGTGCTGGAGAAGATCGAGGGCACGCCCTACACGCGCCTCAAGGGCGTGCCGTTGGTGGGTACAGGGATCGACTATGCCATCTCGACACATCCCGAGGGATTCACGATCTCGGAGGAGATGCTGGCGGATGCGGTAGCGGCCACTGACGATCCAGCCATTGTTGATCCCCGCATGAAGCTGGGGCACAGCGATGATCGCTTCGACAGCCCCGATTTTGACGGCGAGCCGGCAGTGGGCAGGATCGAGAACATGTCACTTGGCAACAACGGACAGACTATCTATGGTGACTATGTCACCTTCGACTGGCTGGCCAATCTGATCCCTCTCGCCTACCCCAACCGTTCCGTCGAAGCAGGTGCCGGCGTACAGCCTATGTTTGTCGAGAACCACGAGACTGTCACCGGCAAGAAATACCGGATGGTGCTGACGGGCGTAGCTCTACTCGGCGTCGTCTGGCCGGGTTGCTCCACGCTGGAAGACTTGGAACTGTTGTCTACCGGCGAGGGGGTGACCATCAAGCAAGAGATCGAGGCTGCCATGAATATCGAGGACGTTCGTTCTGCGTACTACGACTACTTGGAAGCCGAGGGTGGCGACACCTACTGGTGGTGGATCCGAGGGATGCGCTTGGAGCCCAATGAGCTGGTCGTGGACGACGACAGCGGTCATCTGTTCCGTGTTCCGTTCACGGTGGCGGATGGTGTCAATGTCGAGTTCGGGGAGCCAGTCCCGGTGGTCGTGGACTACAAGGACGTTCCCGCGTCAGTGGCGGCTGGGATCTACACCGAGGGCTTGCTGCTCGGTGGCCGCCAGGGGCAAGACACTTGTGTCTTGTTCGCAAGTAGGGCGGATTCCCGCCCAGAGTCCAACGAAGGAGGACAGATGACACCAGAGCAGCGCAAGCAGCTCTGTGCCTCGCTGGGCCTCGCCGAGGATGCGGACAACGCCGCCATCCAGGCGAAGCTACGTGAGACGGACATCCTCCAGGCCTCCACGGGCGAGGAGGAGCAGCCCGAGGAGGACGACGACACCGAGGACGACGACTCCAGCGAGGAGGAGTCCACGGAGGAGGAGACCACTGCTGAGTCAGCTCTGCCGGAGACTGTCACAGTCGAGGCGGGCGCATTCAGGCAGATGCAGGCGGATGCGAAGCTCGCGCGCGCGATGCACGAGCAGAACATCAAGGACAAGAACGACCTCATCATGAGGGATGCGGTCGCCAAGGGCAAGTTCGCCCCGGCCGTCGCTGCAGCGGTTCGGATGCAGCTCGACAACCCCGCCACTCGCGATTCGGCCATCAAGTGGATCGGCGAGTGCGCGGAAGGAGTCGTGCCTGTCTCGGCCAAGGGATCCAGCGCCGCTGGTGACGAAGTCGAGAACGAAGTCAATGAGGGGCTGCCGTGGTTCTCGCGTGAGCACGCTCGCGCAGCGCGGATGGCCCAGGCCGATGCCGAAGGTAGCGTCCAGTCCGACGGACGGTACGCTCGCAACGGTGGGGCGCTCAAGGCAGGGGTCAACTGATGGCCAACGACTGCATCAAAGTCAAGGAAGAAGGCGATGCCATTACTTGTGAGGCCACAGCGGCCGTCACAGGTAAGCGGTTCGTCTACATCTCCGGTGCTCGTACGTCGGGTGGCATCGGTGCAACCGGCAACGTGCCGGCGGGCCAGCAAGGGGCTGGCCTCGTGGCCGACGCGACTGTAGACAAGTCTGCTGTCTACAAGGCCCAGAACGTCGGGGCGGGCCAGGCAGCCAAGCGGGCTCTTGGCGTGGCGGCTTTCGACGCTCCGCTGGGAGGCATGTTCACCGTTCTCCGCGAGGGCATCCTGCCCATCACGTGCGGAGCTGCCATCACGGCAGGGAGCGAAGTCGAGATCGACGCTTCTGGTCGTGTCATCAACATCGCAGCGGGTATCGCTGTCGGCCTCGCCATGGATACGCAGGCGACGGTCGGAGCAGACGCTGAGATCCTGCTCTACAACAGCTAGGAGGGGGTGAAACAGGCATGAAGCACCAGGTACTTCCGAACGGGGCAGTGCTGCTTATCGAGGAGGAGATCGAGGCCAGCTACTTCCCCAATCCGACTGTCCACCCTCTTGGCCCGCCGACTCTGTCGGGAACGACCTACACGGTGGACTGGGCGCTGAACAACCCTACACGGGTGACCCAGTCGCTCATGGATCTCACTCTGCAGCGGTTCTTCGCTGATCGCGTCTTCACCAACGCGGGTGGGGTCACCGGTGGCGCGGTCATCTACGACCTGCTACTCGTCAACGAGCTGTACCTTCAGCGTGACTTCGAGATGATCGCGCCGGGAGCAGAGTTCCCGATCGTGACATCTCAGCGAGTCGCGCCGAGAGTCGCTCAAGTCGAGAAGTGGGGCGCCAAGTTCTACACCACGGTGGAAGCCAGAGACCGCAACCAGATCTCCGTCTACACCAAGCAGATCCGTCAGATGGCCAACACGCTCGTCCGCAAGATCAACCAACGGGCCGTGGACACGCTGAACGCTGCGATCACGGCCTACACTCGTACCACGACTGGGAACAGCTGGTCTACGGTGGTCACCACCGGCTCCAGCGCATCGAACGCTCCGTTGTGGCCTGCTCGTGACTTCGCTCGCGTCACGCAGCTGGCGGAGCAGACGGAGTTGGGATACGACTTCGATCTGTGGATCATGAACCCCACAGAGTATTTCAACCTCGCCACGATCTACGGCAACTTCCTCAACGACCTGCTCGCTTCGACGGGGTTCGACATCTTCGTCACCAACCGTGTCGCAGCTGGCTCGGCCTACGCGATCTCCAGTGGCAACGTCGGAGAGATGCGGGTCGAGCAGCCGCTGTTGACCGAGTCTTGGTACGAGGAGGAGACGCAGCGGTTCTGGACACAGTCAAGTGTTCGGCCGCTGTGGTTCGTCGATCAACCGTATGCGATCCTCCAGGTCACGGGCCTAACCTAGAAAGGGGGTGAACTAGATGTCGGAATCTGTCTATGGCAAGGATCCACACCAGGACAATATCGCCGACTACACCGGCTCGGAAGACTACGCGGAGCAGGCAGACAGTCGGACGATCAAGCATCTCATGTTCCCCTGGCTGGTCGAGGCACCAAACACGGCTCATGCCGATGGGCCCAATGTGCTGAAGGAGCGCGTTGGAGTTCAAGGCGAAGTCGTCTCGATCGAGGAGCTAGGCCCGCTTGCCCTGGAGCGTGGTGAGCGGCTGGGCTCGTTCTACACTGACGCAGAGCTGGCCGGGCCAGCCACAGCGGAAGCCGCTGCGGTCGGCGAGACAGCCAGCAATACTTCGGAGTGGGGCGTGCCGGAGCTGGTTCAGTACATCGAGACCAACAAGCCCAACGTGGACGACACGATCGCCCTCGCCCAGGGCGATCCTGAAGCCGCCAAGCGAGTCTTGGAGGCCGAAGATGAAGCGACAGGTGGAGATCCACGCTCCGGTGTCACCAAGGGCCTGACGGCGGTCATCGGAGATGCCTCGTAGTGGTGGAGATGGGCGGGTTCACGCCCGCCCTCATCCACTCCTGCTAGGAGAAGCCGATGGCAGCCTCAGCGAAATGGTACAATAACGCGATCCTGGGCGTATTCAGCGCGACGGCCGCTCGTCGGTTCGACTGGGTGAACGACACTATCAAGGTGTCGCTCCACACTTCTGCGTACGCCTACAACCAGGCCACGAACACGTACTACTCCGACCTGAGCAACGAACTGGCCACCGGTTCGGGATACACAGCTGGCGGCTACACACTGGTCAACAAGACGCTCTCCTACGACGCTCCTTCCAAGGAAGTCCGTCTCAACTCGGATGCTCCACAGTGGACGGCGGCAACGTTTACGTTCCGCATCTACGTGATCAGGAAGGATACAGGCACACCATCCACGGCTCCATTGCTGGGATACGGAGACATGGGGGCCGACCAGTCGATCTCGGGCGGAACGTACACCCTGGTAGGAGACCCAACTGGTTGGCTGAAGGACATTGTGTCATGATTAACGAGGAGGCAACATGGCTGTAACGGCCAAGTGGTACGGCAAGAATGTCCTGGATCAGTGGGGTTCATCCCCAGTTAACTGGACAGGAGACACAATCAAGGTGTCGCTTCACGCTAACACCTACGTGCCTAACCAGGACGTGGACGAGTTCTTCGCCGCTACGTCGGCAGAGTTGGCGACGGCTGGTGGCTACACGGCTGGCGGAGCCACACTCGGAGGCAAGTCGGTGTCGTACGATGCACCGACCAACGAGGCGCGATTGATCGCAGGGAACGCATCATGGGCGTCGGCGACCTTCACGTGCCGCATCGGATGCATCTACAAGTCCACGGGCGTTGCCGGCACGTCGCCGGTCATGGGCTACGTGGACATGGGCGCAGACCAGTCAGTCTCGTCCGGTACGTTCACCATCCAGTGGGACGCCACCGGCGTGCTCAAGGGAGTCGCAGCGTAGCGATGGCTCGGGCCGGAGCACCCAGCCAACGCGGTCGCGTCGAAAAGCAGGGGCGGGATCTCAGGATCTTCGCTCCTGCTGCGATCTGGCCTCAGCATAATGTCGGACTCAAAGATGCATCCGAGCTGACGCCAGAAGACATCATCAAGATGCAGGCAGCAGAGTTGCTCCGAATAAAGCAGGAGCTGGAGTTGCAGAAGATCGCGGCCCAAACGATCACGCGCTTCTGTATCTGCTGTATGTACGTGATAGAGCAGCACACTGGTGAAGACGTTGTCTCTATCGGACGAGATCTCTACAAGAAGCTCAGTGGTTCCGAGATCCAGATTGCCGAGTGGCAGGACGGGAATGTTGGCCCTGTCTACGGCAGATACCTGGAGAAGTCACCCGACATCAGGATCGGAGGGTAAGTTGGCGGAGTACGAAGTCACCATGGCGCCGCCCGAGGGGCAGCCCCAGACGTTCAAGGACACCAACGACGCGGATGGGTCGGAGATCGAACGCCCGATGATCCGCGTCTACAAGCTCAACGCCAGCACCGAGAACGCAGCTCGCGTCATCTGCGAGCGAAATGCGTTCGACATCGCGACGCAAGAAGTTGCCGAGAAAGGTGGCTTCACGGACGAGCAGCAGGACGAGCAGATGGATGCGGTTTTGTCCAGTCAGTGGGTCGTCCAGTCCATCCAGCAGGCCGGAGCAGCAGCAGCCCCGGCAGCAGCTGAGGAGCCGGCAGCGGCCGAGTAATGCTGCGTGCGTCCGCAACGGAGATGGGGCCGGTGGGATGCCACCGAATCTGACCACCGGCCCTAGCACCCCAGTCCTGGATGCTTTCAACAGGGCCAATGGCGCCATGGGCCCGAACTGGAGTTTTCCGGCTGCGGTGTCGGCTGACATCGGTTGTGCAATTTCCGGCAATCAGATGGGGTCTCAGTTGCAGCCCTCATCCGATTATTGGAACGCGCAGGTATTCGACTTCACTGCTGGCCCTGTCGAGAGCTATCTGGAT